GTTCAGGGGTGTATTCCTCCATCACGTTGGTGATGTAGTAGTTCATAAACTGCTTTACGCGGATGGCCTGCTGCTCTTTTTCCCTTGTTTCGGCTCCCAAGACAGCAGTTCGCACGGGACCCGACGCTGGCAGCAACTCGTTAAACGCTTGCGCTTGGAATTGTGTAGCAGCCTCTGCGAGCAGGGGATGCGTAACTCCGGAAGCTCCTCGGAATGGCTGCGCTCTCTCCTCGTAGGAGAAACCAAGAAGTTCCAAACCGTTGGCGTAAGCATCTTCCCACTCCTGTCGTCCCGACTTATTAGCATCAAACTCCGACATTAACTCGCCAGCAATACGGGACAACTCACGGTCCGGTATCTCCTCGGCCAAGTTCATGTAAAAATCATCACCCTTGCCGCGCTGATCCTGCGGATCAAAATCAATGGTTACACCACCATCCTCGTCCGGGGTCATCTCAATGTCCATGCCCTCGGCAACACCCTCAAAAGCAACGATGTTGTCGTCCATACTGCCCGGTAGCTCAAGTTCCACTTCAGCCGCCAAGTCCTCCATATCCAACTGAGACGGGACGTTCTTGTCTATCATTCCGGCAATCGGTTCACGAGCCATGAGCTATCTCCTTTGGCCTAACTTACCATAGGCCGGTTCATATTCCTAGCTGTTGACGCAAGGGACGCAACGCCCATAGGGCCGCGGCCCGTGTTCCGCGCTACGTCTAGCAGACTTACTATGCCGCCTTCTTTCATCTTGTTTACTTTAAAAGCATCTGGATAAACATCTCTGTATTCAAGATACCCGTCTTCTAAGAGCTCTCGTATCATATCCGCTGTTCTTTCGGCAGCTTCATGTTCTGTCATATTAATATCATCATCCGGCGCTTCTTTCTTACGTATTGTAACAGGATCTATCTTGGCTTCTTCTGGACGTTCATACCTTCGCTGTACAAGACGCGATTCAGTTTCTCCATAAACACTTTGATACGCAGGTAAAGCGTTGTTTTTAAGAAAGTCCTCGTCCACGCCCCCGCCTAGCTCTTTGTCCAACAACGCCATGACGTAAGCACCACTAGCCCCACCCGGAAACCCCTCTTTATCCTGAACAAGGTGCTGAATCTCATGCAACAAAGAGGATTGTAATTCCGCGGGAGACTGAGACTCTTTTAATCCTATGGTGGGAACACCCAGAGGGCTTTCTGCTCTACCGGCAAACATTGCGCGAGGACCCTCAAAAGGCAGCTCACCCTCATCCGGTTCTAATTTTATTACAGCAACATCTTTAAACTC